AGAAAAGAGCTAAATCAGATGATAGTTTTACAAAGTCAATTGAAAACTTAGAAAGGTCTTTGCCTGATAATCCAGCTGCTTTACCAAATGTTGCAAAGGTAGCAGCTGCGTCTAAGGCTTGCTGCTTAGTCTGTCCAAGAGATGAGGCAGCACCATCTGCAAACTTCTCAATATCTTTGGCTGATTCTCCAAAAAGAACACCGACTTTAGAGATAGTTTCAGATAAGTCAGAAGCAGCTTTGACTGCATCGATACCAATCTTAACTGCAAAAGCACCGGCTGCTGCAGCTGCTGCTGCAAAAGCCACTCCAGCTTTCTTACTAAAATCTGCTAATTTACTAGATGATGAATCTACTCCATCTTGTGAAATCTTTAATTTTTTGAGTAAGTCATCAACGTCAGCAAGGATGGAAAGTTTAAGGGTTCTATTACCTGCCATTAGTCCCACTCCTTCAAAATGCCATCAAATGCTGTTTCCCACTTTCGAATCAAGTCCGGTTGGATCTGACGCAAAGTTGGATAAATGAAATATCCAGAGTTGCCTCTGCCGAGATTTGGAGTGCGGTTTGGGAACTGCTTAAAGCGATTAGAACCAAACTCCATACCGTAAAGTAAATCTAAAGTACTACCGCCACCACTAAACTTCTGACGAGCAAATCCATAACTAAACTCACCAATCTTTGAAGTCTTGCTTACCTTAACTCCATCTGCAATACGGCGAGCAGCAGTACCTGAAACCGTCCGAGTCGCTGCTGCGATCTTAATTTTGTCAGCAGCAAACTCAGCAAGTGCAGAACTTTCCTTTTTAGCAGCTTCAACGGCTTCATCGTCCATAGCCTTGAAAGCCCTGGTAATGCCGCGTAGATCTGATTTGTCATAAGCGATCTTGACATCATCTGCCATCACTTCGCTCCTTAATAATCTCTATCGCGGTTAATACATCCTCTGCCGTGTCCCAGTATTGCATTGGTATCCCCGTCTCTATTGCTAAATTGACGAGGATCCTTCCTATGCTTCCTGGTTGGTGACTTTTGGGGTATCGTCTCCAACAGCTACATCGGCAACTGTTTCAGACCAGATTTCAAAAGACTTTGTAGGCTTTCCAGCATTTTCGCGCTTGTGAGCGTGATAAGCCAAAAACATAAGATCCCACATACCGATCTTGTCAGTTGCTTGTGAAATTGTATGTCCGGTCGCCTTTTCCCATTTAGCCCACTCAGGTGGCTGTGCATAATATGTTGCTTCGTCGCCTGAGTTATATTGAATTGTTATTCCAAGTTTCATTGTGTGCTCCCGTTTTTAGATTTTAACTGAATGTGTCTGCTGGTGTTCCAACGACTGTTAGTGTCCAAGAATCAGTTTGTGCTCCTGGAGCAGTTCCACCGACTGTTGGATAAACTGGCAATACGTTGCAAGCAAAGACTGCACCTGTTGCAGCTGTTAAAGATACTGCAAGGGTTGTATTTGGTGCTGTATCAGCAGCAGTCCACATTGCTTCGAATAGTGATGATGCAACACCCCAGTCTGCAAGTAACTCTACGTTAAGAGTCCATTGGTCGTCTGTGTGCTTGTAAGCCTTGCCATCGAGAGTCTGGTAGACGTCGATTGTTGGGCTGTTTACGAGAGTCACGCTAGTTGTCTGAGCATCGTAATTAACTGTTGCGATGGTTAGAACGAGGTCGCGACCCGTAATGACTGTTGTTGGCATTATTGGTTCTCCTTATGCTGTCTGCGTATACCAGGTGGATACGCGTATGTCCGCGACTAGCAAGTTACTAGCGCCTACTTGTGTGACTGTTGGTCGGTCTACAACCTGGAGATCGTATCCAGCTGGTATAACCGCCACAACGCTTGTGATCAGTTGTTCTATGTTATCAAGACTTGCCGGATTGCTGTTATAAGCAACGCAACAGGTAATTGTGTAATTTAACTTGCATCGAAAGGTGCTCTTGCCGATTGTCTCAAACTCCATGTACGGAGAATCCGGAACGACGACAACAGCAGGAGCTGGAATCTGCTCAGGCACGTAACTAAATACGTTTGCTGAAACTCCAGATAATGCTGTGGCAAGAGGTGTTCGAACTGCTGAAAGAATTGTGCTTGGCATTATTGTGCCATCGTTTCAACATCGATGTAAGGTCCCAGGAGACCAACGCAGCGATTAAACAAGCTGCGACCCATACGATATGGGGACGGTGCAAAATCGACGCCTTCGATCTGTCCACCAGGAGCAGTCCGAGATTGGAAAACTTCAACTGAAACTACCATGATCGCTGATTCAACAGCTGCGACCCCAACATAAGTTGAAGCGCCTGTAAGTGTTGCGGATCCGCTAGGGATGACATTCTTTTCGAGGACATCGGCATTAGTGATGTTTGCTGTAAATGTGTATGCATCGACATCATCATTGACTGTTCGAGTGCCGTTAAATGGTGTTCCGCATCCTGCGATGACAACTGATTGTCCTGCGGTAAATTCATGGATGCCTACTGTCTCAAAGGTTGCGACATTGCTTGTCAGCGAAACCATTTGGATTGGTGCAGAAAATGTTGTGAGCAAAGGCAAAATGACAGCCTCGCTAGTATCAATTATTTCATTTAAGTATGCGTCATTGTAAAGAGCAGACGAAACACCAAGCACCGATCTCAACTCTGTCGCTGTGATAATACTTGGCATTTCATCCTCTCTAAACTGCTGCCGGGGAGATCGGGAGCAACCCCCCCGGCATGATTAAGTATTGGTTACTTATGCAACCATGTAACGGTATGCACCAGCTGCTAACTTAGTAGCAATCGCGCCGTAACCGTAGTAAGCAACTTGAACCTGACCTGTTGAGATCACGTTTGTCTGTAGTGATAGACGTGCTGATTCGTACCATGTGTAAGCATCTGGATTTACAACGATAAGTGTGTTATCGCCAAGTCCTGAAGCGTCTGTTAGTGCAGTTGAAACACGTAGGTTAAGTCCTAGTAGGTTTCCGCGAACTGCGGTTGCAGTCAATGTTCCGCCAGCGTTCTGAGGGTTAATTGTCTGATTGAAAATTGGACGGTTTGAAGAATCAACCAAGCCCATTAGCGCGCCCCATTGTTCTGGAGATACGATGATGTTTTGTGCAAAGCCAAGTGTTCCCTTGTAGATAGAAACAGCTGCATCTGAAACGAAGTCAGAAACTAGAGCACCTGTTGTAAGTGCTGCGCGGTTTCCGCCGTCTGTTCCACCGTTGATAAGTGCTGTTCCTACTGCAACATCTGTTGCCTTTGCGTATGCAAACTCCATCTGACGAACTAACTCAGCGAAGAACGCTGGTGAGCTGCGGTCAAGAATTTCAAGGCTGAATACCTGTTGTCCGATAAACTTCTGAACATTTACAGAAACGAACGCGGCATTTTGGTCAGTATTTGATGGTGTTCCACCTTCAGATGCAACTGCAACTGTTGGAGCAACTGTGATCTTAGGAATCTCGAAAGTCATACCTGCATCAGGTAATGCTCCGCGTGAGATTGAGTCAATGATTGGGCGATCTGCATTTGAGATGCCGTTGATTACCTCTGTTAGTTGACGTGTTGGTACTAGACCAGCATTGTCTGTTGTGTCCGCTGCTGCTGCAACGTACAACTTAGACTCGTCGCTACCCAAAGATGCGCGAACTGAGTGCTCCAAGTATGAAGCCTTGTCTACGATTGGGTTACGAACCTTTTGTGAATTGAGTGGATATGAAGTCGCTTTGACTTCTGCCTTAGCAGCTTCAACCGCTTCGGTTGATACTGCCTCTGAAACGGTTTCTGACACTAGGTCATCTCCTTCTGTCTTAGGTTCCTCGATCTGAGGCTCCGGGGTTGATTCGCTTGCAGCTTGTCCTTGTGTTTCGGTTGCTGCAACCTTTTCCACTTCTGCACCTGGGATTGCTCCATCAGTTACAAGTGAAACTTCAATTAACTTCGACGCGCTGATAGCCATAACGCCATCCTTGTTATCCCACGCATCTACTTCGACGCCAACGCTGAAATCTGAACGAAGTCCAGTTGCAGCTTCTTCCAAAGCATCATTTCCAGCAGTTGTCTTTGCGATCTTGAATGATGCAGTAATACCTGAATCATCTTGTGACCACTCAACCAACTTGCCTAGAGGCTTTGTGCGGTTATGTTCTAAAACTAATTTTGTGTTCTTACCAAACTCGATTGAGTTAGGAAGAAACTTTGTGCGACCAGCAGATGTATTACCTTCTGCATCCCATTGCACAATTCGTCCTGCAATAATGCGTGTTTCAGCATCAGATGCAGTAATTGTTACCGGCATTGTTATTTTCATGTGTCGATTAGATCCTCTTCTTCGCGAATCTCTTGAATGCTCATTGCACCAATACGATTCAGGATTTCATAAACCTGCGCGCGCTCCAAAGGATTACCGCGTAGGTATTCGTCTAGCGAGTAACGGATTTCATTGCCTTGACCGACAAAATCCGGCATTGATAAACGCTGCTCGATAGCCACGAGCAAATTACGTCCACCAAAATCGATAAGAGAACGACGTTCCGCCGTAGCGTTGGAATACGTCATTGATGTTGTTTCAGCACTTGCAAAATATGCCGGCAAACCAATAGCGCGACATAATTCTAGCGCTACATACTGACGTGCCTCATTTAGTTGCAGTTTGTTTGGATCAATTCCCATTGCCTGTAATTCAACGTCAGCATTTAAAAATGCAGTTGATCGTGTGCTACGGGCAACGCGCCAGGCTTCAAGCAATTTGCCAATACGCTCGCTAGTAAGATTTGTTCCATTTGACTTTAGAACCATCATCGGTACAGGTTCTTTAGCAAATGCTTCTGATGCGTTTTCTAACGCAATAGCTGCGCGGATCGTGCGACCTGCGCGAGATAAGAATCCTTCATCCATACCATTGAATACAACGAGAGATCCAACTCCCATTGTTGGCACGTCATAACCGTCAACTCGGAATCCAACGATCTCTGTTGATGCCGCGTTAAGCGTTTCTGTTACGCGATCTGGTGCAACGCGCGTCCATTCTTGAATTCGTCCATCTGCATACATAGACATGACTTGTCCATACGCCACGCCGTGAAATAACAAATCCTCAGCGATAAAAGCATAAATAGCAGAACCGGGAACGCGCGAATCAGGTTGGTTTATTACTCGATTGGGTTCGACGTGTGCGCCGGTACTTTTAACGTATTGCTCTAGTGGCAATGTTGCAAGGCTGCATAAAATGTTACGCGCTCTTGCGATTGTAGGAATTGCCATTGCCTGTTGGCGTGAAGCAGATCCTAAAGTGCCGAATAAGCTGCTCGCGGTTGAAATGTTGTAAGGTACTGGAGTCGCAGCTGCGTCAACCGTCATAGCAGGTTGAGGAGCCTTAGCGAATAAATCTTTGAGTGCCATTAGCACAAAATTATAGCATAATCAACCCAACACGATGTCTACTTCTGAGTCAGGACGTGTCGCAAAGTGAGAAACCATTGCCATGCCAACTGTCGCGCAAATTGTGGCTCCAGATGCTTTCCGTCCCAAATACCAACCCCCATCTTTAAATGGAAGTTTGACCGCTGATAGGACTTGCTTATTCAACTCGGCTTGATTTGTGTGGACTAATCGCTGGGAGGTAATAGCCGACAACATTTCGTCGCAAGACTGACCATAAATCGCTCCATCGATGGCAGTTGTGGGAATACCGGCTGGAATTAACCGAGAAGCAACTGCGCCAGCCGTTTGACGACTATAAGCGACCGTCTCCACGCTATACCGCTTCGTCCAGACAGCGATACTGTTCGCAAGGTCTTTATCGTCAATCGAAACTGGATTCGAATACGTTTCCAGTAATACAACGCAGAACTTGTCCCCAACAAGTCGTTGCGCTGCAACTAACGCAGCTGCTTTTCGATCTGGGCTTAGATCAATAGCCATCCAAGTTGGTTGCTCCCGATCCAAAGCGAGCATACCCTCAGCTGCGCACTCTGACCAACTTGACGGATTGATGGCTGGGTTGATCTGGCTAACCCATTGGCACAAAAGTTCTGTGCGAATAATAGACTCATCATCTGACATTGCAGATTTGAGATTATCGATGTGGATTGTATGTCCAAGGCTTGGATTGGCTTGTTGCCAGCCATTCATATCATCGATTGGACATCCTGGCTCTGCCGACCACTCAAACCAACCGATTGCATCATTAGATCCGGCAGCAGCTGCTAATCCGCGCTCTCTCATGCGAAGCAAGATTACGGAATGTTGGTCTCCGGCATTTGAATACATAATTGCCATCGGATTTTTTGAAGCCATCTGAGTAAATCGAAGCGATGCCCAAACTTCGTCGTCTTTGTATTCACGGACTTCATCAAGATGAATTACGTCCGGCGCTGCGATTCCGCGAGCAGCCGAGTTATTGGCTCTGACCAGGTATCGAGTGCCGTCGTTAAGTTTGATTTCCTGACTTCCCTTGGTTTCGTACTTCTTAACAAATCGCGTCACAAGTTGTTCATTGGCTTGGATGATCTCATCGATCTTCCAAAAGATTTCAGATGAGGTTGTAAGTTTGTGAGCTGTGTGGACTTGCAAGCGTTCACCCCATAAAAACATTCCAGCCAAGATTCTAAGCTGCATGAAAGTGGACTTACCATTCTGCCGAGCCATGATGACGCCGACCTCATTGTGATACCAGCGTCCATCAGGCTTGACGCGATGCATCTCGATTGCCAGCAATTTTTGCCAGGGAAGCAGTTTGAAAGGCTCACCAGTCACCGGATTGATGATTTGTTCGCAAAAATCGATCATTTCCTGTCCGCGAGAGGGTAAATCGACCGGTTTTGACCTAATACGCGGTTCTGTCGCCCCTAGGTAAGCCGTAGGAGGCTGTTCTAAGCCTGTTTGAGGGTTTTGAGTCATATCTAGTCGATGTTCTCCTGATAGTGGCTTATTGAGCCGTTTTTGGGGGCAAAAGATCCAAGGGGGGTCATGGTCTCCT